GGGCACCAAGTGGAAAGAGAAACCCGAAAAGAATATTTACTCACACGTGCACGAGGCACTGCAGTATGGTGCCATGGAGTTTGTTGAAGGCAAGATCTTCAGGAAGAACGTAGCACGGAAACAACTACACACAACACCGGCCGACTCGACAGCCGGGTATTAAGGATCTAATATGGCTGATGAATATACAAAGACCTTTGACCAAATAAAGGATCAAAGTCGAACAGATACAAACGACCCGGATGCAAAGAAAGTGCAGGCCGTCAGCTTGGTGCCGTATCAAACGGATGTAGGTACCCGGCTTGAGAAGGAGTGGCAGGAAGCAGAGACAGGTAAGCTCTACGATGAGCAACGTTTCCTCAGAGCCTTAAGACAGTACCGTGGTCAATATGACCCAGAGGTGTTTAATAAAATACACCCAAATAGATCTAAAGCTTTTATCCGGTTGACCCGGACGAAGGTCAAAACCTATGATGCCCGTATGATGGATATCAAGTTCCCGGCCAATGATGATAAGGACTGGAACATCCAACCTACTCCAGTTCCTGATTTAGATCCTGAGATGCTAAAGCAGATCGGTGTTCAGATTTATGAGCTGACCGGCAAGGTTCCAACACCAGAAGAAATCAAGGCTATCGTAACTAAGATTGCAGATCAGAAAGCTGTCTTGATGGAACGTGAAATTAACGACCAGTTGTCAGAGTTTGATTATCGTGCTGTGATTAGAGACGTGATTCACTCCGGTCACCTTTATGGTACCGGTATCTTGAAAGGCCCGATGGTTAAAGAGGTTGTTAGTAAACGTTGGATACAAGATCAAGAAGGAAACTGGAAACAGGTTAAGATCAAACGGATCATACCTACAGCCCAGTTCGTTTCTATCTGGGACATCTACCCTGACATGAGTGTCAAGGATATAAAGGATGCCCGGTACATATGGCAGAAACATCTGTTCAGTAAGAACCGGCTATATAAGCTCTCACTCAGACAAGACTTCAACGGCAAAGCCATTCGTGCTTTTATGGAAGCATACCCTCAGGGTAATGCTGAGTATAAGCACTACGAAGAATACCTACGTGACATGAGTTCGAATACAAGCTCTGACGGAGACAATGCACCTCCGAAGAAAGAGAAGTACGAGATCCACGAACGGTGGGGATTCCTTCCGATAGACGATGCAAAAGAACTTTTACCAAAAGTCACGGACGAAGTCTGGGATGAGATGGGGCCTGAAGTGGCCGTTAACATTTGGATGATCGAAGGCATAATCATTAAGTCTATTGTCTCCCCGGTTGAGGGTGCTGAGATACCCTACTACTTTTATTACTTTGACAAAGACGAGACCAGTCTGTTTGGTGATGGTATCCCGGAGATCATGAGAGATCCTCAGACACTGTACAATGCCAGTGTCCGGGCCATGCTCGACAATGCTGCTATTGCAGCCGGGCCGATCATTGAGGCCAACATTGATTTACTTGCTGATGGTGAAGATCCCACTGCCTTGTTTCCATTCAGGGTATTCCAGAGGATTGGATCTGGTATCGAAGCTGGACAGCAGGCTATTCGAGTTACCAAGTTGCCGTCCTACACCAATGAGTTTCTGGGCCTGGTTGATTTCTTCCAGAGCACAGCTGACGAATCAACAACGATTCCAAGGGCACTATCAGGTGTCACGGATTCCGGCATGACCGGAGCTGCTAAGACGGCTACTGGTATGTCCATGTTGATTGGTGCCTCGAACATCACACTGAAAGACCAGGTGCACTTTTACGATGAAGGTGTTACCCGGCCGTTCATTAAGTCGATGTACTTCTGGAACATGGAGTTCAACCAGAAGGGTGATATCAAGGGTGACTATAATGTCATAGCCCGTGGATCTAAATCGATGATTGCCAAAGAGGTCAAGATGGAACAGATCAATCAGTTCCTTGCCCTCACAAATAACGAAACCGATATCAGGTACATTAAACGTGACGTGCTTCTCAGAGAGCTGGCTGAGGTCTTTGACCTTGACAAGCTTGGCTTTATTAAAACTGAGGACGAGGTTAAGCAGTCTGATGCTGAGAATGCAGAAGCTCAGAAACGTAACCAGGATATGGGTATGCTACTGGAGGCTATGAAAGCTGAGTCCTCCGGCCATGTCCCAGATGCTGTTCAACGTATAGCACAAATGTTTAACATACAGTTACCTGGCAGTGCCAACATAAACCCAGAAGAAGTTCAGGGAGGACAGCTTGGCTAAAAAGACACAAGCACTACTCGACGTTATCCGTAGGAATCCAGACAACCATTTCTACCTCACATTAAAAGAGTTCGTGGAAACACGGATATATGAGATACAGGAACAGTTAGTGAAGGAAAAGGATATGGACGAGGTCAAACGATTACAGGGAAAGGCCGATGAGTTACAGACCATACTCAAAGGTCTTACCCGAAAGCCTGTCGTCAATACCTATGACGGTGGGTTTGGTCAATAGACACAGGGCCTCAGTAGAGACACCCACAATAACTTTTAACCGGGACACCAGCTTAGGCTGACCCCAAAGGAGGCTATATGCCTGATGATGTATTGAGCAAGGAACAGAAAGAACTCGATGATGTCTTTAACGATATCATGGAAAAGTCGGATGAGGAGTTAGCAGACGAAGCTGCAAAGGCTAAAGCTAAGGAAACTGCTGAGGAGTCGGGGGATTCCACACAAGAGCAGGCTACCGATGAAGAAGCCAAGAAAGCTGCAGAAGCTGACTTAATCAAAAGTGTCACCGGCCAGGAACCAGGATCTGAAGATCCTAAACCTGCTACTGCTGGCATTGATGGTAAAGACTTGCAGTCAAGAGTTGATGAGCTTGAAGCTGAGCTTAAGAAAGAACATCAGAGAACGTCATCCTGGGATGGCCGTATTAAAGCAGCAAACAGTCGTGTTAAAGAACTGGAAGTCGAGAACCAGTCTTTGAAAGACCAGCTTGCAGCTAAAGCCAACTCGACCCCAAGTGAGGACGGAAGCTCTGATCAGGAGATCATGGACACGTTCAAGAAAACCTTCCCGGAATTTGTTGAAGTCCTGGATATCTATCAGAAGAAGATGGATAACCTGGCAAGCAAGATCCCGGCTAAAGCAGATCCTGAACCTGAAAGTGCATCGACCGAACCAGAAGCCACGGATGCCAAACCGGTAGACAACACCCATATGACAACGATCAGGTCTAAACATCCTGACCTGGACGAGATGGTGGGCACTGGAGTTCTTCTAACTTGGATCAACCAGCAACCAGACTACGTTCGTGATCACTTGCACAATGTTTATGAAAACGGGAACTCAACTCAGGTGATAAACCTGTGCAATGCATTTAAAGAAAAATCCGGTTGGAAATCCCAACTGGCTACAGGAGACTCTACTAAAGAGGATAAGCTTAAGTCCATGATGGAAGCTGAAGGAGAATCACCTGGCCCCAAGACTGATGGGCCGGACAAGAATGACTTCAAAGCTGCTGCCAAGGAAGCTTTTGCTTAAACTCCTGAATAAAACTAAGGAGATTTTTTATTATGAGTACAATGACTTACGGTGACATTTCCCCTCGTACAGCTGCTTTCGTAGTTCGTGACCTTCTGAAACGTGGTATGCCTTGGTTGGTATTCGAGAAGTTTGGTCAGGCCAAACCTCTGCCTTCTAACAGCACCAAAAGCATTCAGTTCCGTCGGTACTACCTGGACAGCTCTTGGACATCTACATTCGGATCTGACTTCAACCCTCACGAATATTTCAAGGGTGACAACTTCAATCCGACCAACAAGACCCTGACCGAAGGTGTAACACCTGATGCTACATCTCTGGAAAGCTCTGACTACGATGCAACTCTCGTACAGTACGGTGACCGTGTTGTGATTTCTGACGTGATCATGGACACACACGAAGACCCGATCCTGAGAGAGGCCGTGGACATTCTTGGTGAGCAGGCTGCTATCCTCATCGAGAAGACTCGTTTCAACGTACTGAAGGCTGGAACCAACGTCTTCATGACAAACAACGACACCGTCCGTACCAACATCGACACCGTCATGGATCTTCTGACACAGAGAAAAGTCACTCGATTCCTGAAACGTCAGCTTGGTAAAGCCATCACATCTATGGTTAAATCTACTCCGTCTTACGGAACAGAAGCTATTGCCCCGGCATTCATAGCTATCTGTCACCCGGACTTGGAGCCTGACCTCCGTGCCATCACTGGTTTCGTACCGGTCGAGAAATACGGAAGCATGACACCTTTCGAAGGTGAAATGGGTAAAATAGAAGACGTTCGTTACCTGGCTACAACTATTGCCGAACCTTGGTTGGGTGGTGGTGCCAATGGTACAGCTATCTTGGAAACAAGTTCTGCTGCCGACGTTTACCCGATTATATACCTTGCCCGTGATGCCTATGGTATCGTGGCTTTCAAGGGTGCCAATGCCATGACCCCCATGGTCGTGAACCCCAAAGCTTCTGACTCTGACCCCTTGGCTCAGAGAGGACACGTTGGTTGGAAAGGCTACAGTGCCACAATCATCCTGAACGACTTCTGGATGTGCCGTGTTGAATGTGCCGTTTCTGATCTGACTGCCTAATCAGTAGACTGCTAATAACTGGGAGGGGCTAACCATGCCCCTCCTTTTCCTTAACTATCATTCTGGAAGGAGATTGATACCATGCCTAATTATAATGCAATGAAGCACGAAGAACTTTACAAGTTGATCGACAAGTACGACCTGGAGAAAGCCGACTACATGACAAAGAAGGAAGACGGCAAGGATTCCCTGAACGTGAAAAAGCTATCCAACATCCTGAAGCTGATTGACATCCAGGCTGGTCACGTCGATAAAGCCCAAGTCATAGACGAGAATGGGAACGTGTCTGACCACAAACCCACGAAGAAGTTTGCTAAAGGCTTCAGTGGTATGATGGCAAAGATCACGTTTTACAACAGTGAAGAAAACGATCTACCCTACGTCCAGCTTGCCCTGAACGGTACGGCTCTGATCATTCCACGAGAGAAAGAAGTGTGGATACCAAGAGAATTTATCGATGGTGTTCTGGTAAATGCAGTGATAACCAAAATGAAAATGGATGTAGACCGGGATGGCAAGATCCGGTACATTCCCAAACAGGTGCCTCGTATCAGCTACACCGTTGCCGACATCAAACACATCGACGTAGTTCGAAAAGAATACGACGAAGAAAAAGCTAATAAGAAATAATAAAGGAGACTCACAGTGGCATTCACAGCAAACGATTACATAACGGAAGCTGCTGAATTGTACGGTGACAGTGAATTGGTATCCGGGGATTATGTCCGGGTACCAATATTAACATGGGTCAAGTATCTCAACAGTGCTATTCGAGCTTTGATCCTTGTCCGGCCAGATGCCGGAGCAGTCACAGAAAGTGTGCAACTCACAGCAGGAGTGAAACAAACATTGGCAGCTGGAGCAATCAGACTGCTGGATATATCCAGGAACATGGGAGTTGATGGACTAACTGCTGGCAAGATTATAACCCCTGCTGATCGGAAGCACATAGACTATGCCAACCTCCTGTGGCCTGCAGCCACGGGTGACACAGTGGTAGAGAACTTTTCTTATGACAACAATGTACCACGTATCTTCTATGTGACCCCACCGGTACATAACTCAACAGCAGTGTACGTTGAAATGTCCACGTCACAATTACCCACGGCAGTAACGGGTACCGGATCTGATCCAGGTATCCTTGACATATTTTTTGAACCAGTTGTACAGTTCATGTTATTCAAAGCCTACTCTGCAGATGACGAAGGTGTTGAGATGCAGAAGGCTATGCAATATTATAACAACTTCTTCCAGCTACTTGGTATAGAACTTAAGAACTCTACTCAGGCAGGCCCGGAACAAAAGGAGTAACCTATGGCTACAGCAACAACAGGATTCGTTCTATTGGACGACTTTCTACCAGAGATACTTCAGTACGTTAATGGTGCCCCAACTATTATGGTTAGGACTCACGTCAGGAATGCTATCATACATTTCTGTGAGAGAACCTTGCTGCTCAAACGGCAACCGTCTACGTTTTATCTGGACGAGGAGGAACACACATACGAACTGAAATATAACAATGATCGTTACCGGGCTATTGCAATACAAGAGTGCCAGGAAGGATCAGGAGACAACGGCCGTGTCATCTCAGAGACAACAGAGCACTGGCTGGATCACACAATTAAAAACTGGAGAGAAGACACAGGCAGTCAACCGTCCCGGTGCTTCTTAACAGATGAGACAAACAAGATAAGGTTTTACCCGGAACCCACAGCAGATGGAGACGATGAGATCTACATGAACACAGCTGTCACGTACAAACGTAGTATGACAGAGTGTGATGAATTTATCTGGGAGAGGTGGGAAGAAGTAATACAAGCTGGAGCACTTGAGTCCCTACTCAGAATACCTAAGGCATCTTGGGTTGATGGTAAACTGGCCGACGAGTTTGGCCGGAAGTGGAAACGTGGAATCAGGAATGCTCGTAAGTCTGTACTGGGTGGAACATCACAGAAACCTACTGGTGCTGTACCACAGAACTTTGAAGTGGTTGGCTCTAATCATACAGATGGGAGATCAAACTCATGGGTTTAACATTTTCTAACAACTCCGAAGGTACCCTGGCTAATATCTTAACAGCCGGAGCAACAACACTCACCTTGACCCCAGGTCACGGGAGCAGGTTCCCTGAAGTGGACTTTGCTGCTGACGGTGATTATTTCTTTGCCACACTGGTGGCTCAAGATGGTACACGAGAAGTTATCAAAGTCAAAGAGCACACGACAGCTGTTGACATCGATCAGTTCAGCATAATCGAACGGGCTGCTGATGCTATACAATCTGGTGTTGCCACGGCTTATGCCTTTGCTGCAGCTGACAAGGTTCAGCTACGGCTACCGGCCGTTGCCATCCTGTCTCAGGACGGAACAAAGTCTGACACGTTCCAGATTGATACAGACAACACCGGCATCACACTGAAACACGACACACAGGAATTACTGGTACGGAACCTGGCTGACAGTGCTTATGCTAATCTGAAAGCCAACGGTCTAACCTTGGCCGATGCTTTGGTTATATCCGGCACAGTTACTGGTGTGACCAGCCTAACCATGGCCGGTGCCCTATCTGGTGTCACGACCCTGGCAATGGGTGGTGCACTAAGTGGTGTTACGACTTTGGCAATGGGTGGTGCTTTAACTGGAGCAACTGATATAACGGCCTCTGGAACTGTGACTGCTGCTGACGTTACAACAACAGACGATATCGTTTGTGGTGACGATCTGACAGTCAATGGAAAGCTTACAGCTACAGCTGAGGCTGCTGCTATATCAATCGACAATGAAGCATCTATTGCTAAAATCAAAGCACGAGATCATCAGACGGCTTCTACCCCGGAAGTGCCCAACATGGTATACGGCACCGGGTCACCCCCGGCTGCTGGTACAGTACCTCAAGGAACGATCTGGCTGAAGTACGTATAACAATAGGAGTTTAATATGGCTTATCATTATTTATATGCTTACTCTGGAACAAGCCCCAACTATCATTCACGTCTTCAGAATCTGCAGAACAGCCCGACGGTAAGTTGGTCTACCATAAAGAATGCTGCAACGGCTAACGGTGGTGGTGGTACAACCCTGCTCACAGGTATAACACAGGGCAGCACAACTGACGAGTGGTACAACTTGGCTTTGCTGGATATCTCTATAGATGTGAGAGAACTATCATTTATCCTGCCAACTATCACGGATGCTTGGATAGGATTTTCTGCTGGCTATCTGACACAGTATGCCTCTGGAACAAACTTCTGGCCCACTGCTGCACAACGTGGCCTGACCGTTACAAAACAAAGACGTAGTGTTCGAGGAGTCAACCGGGCATTCACTAACTTTCCTGAGATTATATACGGTGCTGAGAATTACACAGAGTTAGCAACCCGTGTACCAGATAGTTCACTACCCACATCTGGTACCGAATACTGGTTTAATCTAAATGCAACCGGGCTGGCTCATATACAAGGTCTTAACAATGAGACGGATAATCCTGGTTACTTCCTTGGATCACTTATGTGGGGTGGCATCGTTGACGGTGTGACACCTACGTGGGGTGTATCTAATGGGTGGTGCCAGTGGTCAAACCCAACAGACGGTTGGGTATCACTCTGTGTTGAAACTGGTGGTGTTGAAACTGGTGGTGCAAGCTCATCAACAGTTGGTGTATCCCTGTCAGGCCCTTCTGGTAACAGGGAGGTTGTAGGTGGGCAGATACAGGTCTCTGGAGCATGGAGAGACATTACTGAAATTAAAGTCCAGCACGGTGGTGCTTGGAAGGACGTAGTATAACTATGGCAAAAATACAGATTAATACTTTTAAAGGGATCATGCCTAAGGTTGCCAACGATAAACTCCCAGAGGGAATGGCTCAGGTGGCTAATGATCTTAAGACGGCCTCCGGTGAGTTGTTCCCCTTCAAGAGAGCAACCACTGATCTGGCCCTACCACTCAGTTCGTATGAGTCTTTCTTCGAATACATCGATGGGACTAATAGTGACTGGGCATACTATGACGGACTGGTATTTCATGCACGATCCCCTGTTGCCGATGACACTTTCAACAGGACATACTTTTTAGGTGAATCTGGATTACCAGCCCAAGGAACATTAACCGTTGACACAGTACCGACAGCTACGGATACGATGACCATCAACACCACGGTCTACACGTTTGTGGCCGTTGGTGCTTTGACTAACCCCGGTGATATTGAGATAGGCCTCAATGCCATTGAGGCACAAGAGAATATAACGGCAGCTATCGAAGGAACCGACGGAGTGAACACTGCTCACACCACAGTCAACATAGCTGCCTGGTCGAGTGATGCTGCTGTGCTTGAATATTATATACACGGCACGGCCGGTAACTCCATCGTGACAACAGAGACCTTCACGGCAGGAACGAATGTCTTTGATGCCGGTACCCTTGGTACCACACAGGCAGGTCAGAATGACGATGAGTATCGTGCCTTTGCCAATGACATAGATTCCACCCCGTGGGATTTTCAACAAGACTATTACCTACCAGGTGCCGATGCTGGATCAGCCCCAACTCTACCAGCCGGTGCCGGTGCTACCTACATAGCCTACTTCTATTCTTATGTATCAAGGTATGGTGAAGAAGGCCCCGGATCTGGGATAGCTGATATATCAACTTACACCGTTGGCTCAAGACAACAGGTCAACGACATCACGTATCCTAATGCTGAAGATGAGCACTTGATCACAAAGGTTGGAACTAACCGACCTAAGGTCAGAGTATACCGGACAGCCGACGATGGTGCCGGTGGTGCTGCCTTCCTGAAAGTCTGTGATGCATATTGGTTCGATCAAACTGAAACTTACGTTGCTGGAGAATATGTATTCTACGGTGGTGGTGGAACATATGATTTATACGAGTGCACCGTAGGTGGTACAGGAACCTGGGCTGGTGGAACTCACACCTTCGTACAGGGTGAGCAGGTAGCCGTAGCTGATCTTGGTACTACTGCTGAAGCATACCTATACCGAAGGTGCCCGGATGGTTTGGACAATCTAAGGTCACACCCGAACGGATTCTTTGTTGCTTCTAAAGGAAACACCCTATACTTCAGTGAACCATTTGCTCCGTGGGCCTGGCCGGAGGATTATGAAATACCTCTGGACACACAGATCGTAGGTCTTGGAGTTTATGGAACCACAGTCGTGGTTGCCACTGATGGAAATACGTACACCTTTACCGGGCCACACCCCAACTCATTGTACAAGCAGAGACTGGGTATGCACCCGTGTCTGTCTCAGAGAGCTGTTGTAGAGACTGACCTTGGTGTTATGTTCCCGGCCAAAGCAGGGTTCTGGCTGGTTGCTGCTGACTCAGCCCCTAAGAATGTCACGGCTGAAATGTTTAAGCCGGAGGACTGGGAGGACTATGAGCTGGAGGCAATGCACGGTGCTTGGTACAATCAGGCTTACTATGGATTCTATAAGACAGCTGACTATCAAGGTAACATAGTCATTGACTTTCTAAACGGATCAATAACTGGTGGTGGTGACTATCACTATGCTACGAATGTGTCATACGAGGATGGTACGTTTCGAACTATCTTTGAATCTAATCTTACAACCCCCAGTGTGCTGAACATATGTAAGTGGGATAACGATCCAACGTCTTACCGGAACTACACCTTCAAGACAGCCCGGTACGTTCTTGAGAAGCCTGCTAACTTTAAGGTGGCTCAACTCATACTGGACACTGACTGGTATGCTGATGTCTTAACAGCAGCTGGTGGTGACTTGGAAACTTTAAATTCTACGACGTGGGCCTCTAACCCGGCTACTAACTGGGGTGACATGATGGAAGGCCCGATCAATGATGCTTGTGCAAACTGCCAGGATGTAAATGGTGATCTTCTGTTTAACACTACCAACCTTGGCCTACAAGATTATGTTGAGTTCAAAGTCTACGTTGACGGAGATCTGAAGTGGTCAAGGCAAGTTGATAACAGTAAGATGTTCAAGCTACCCCGTGGGTTCAAACACAAGAAGTGGGAGTTCGAGGTGGTTGGCATGGTGCCGTGTAAACGGATAACCATAGCAACATCAACAGAGGAGATCGTATAATGGGAGACATTAAGATACCCAACTTACCTGACATCCATGGTGAGGCAACATCAAAAGATAAACAGCTTAGAGACTTTCTCATTGCTGTGAAAATAACATTAGACCTATTGACCGGGGCCGATGATAAATCAAACACGGCCCTGATCGATTTGTTAAATGACAATCAATAAGGAGTAACACATGAGCATTTGGGATACAGTTATAGAGCAGGGTGTGAAAGCTGCTGGTGCTTATCTTACTGCATCTGGTGACAGTGGTGGTGACAGCAAGACAACACACATCACACCTGTTCAGCCATCGACCGAAGGCACGGCAACAATATCTGACTTTGATATTTTATACAATGCCAATGCCATCGAAGGTATGTACAACTTGACTAATCAACTGAACGAGTGGTCTACACAGGACAGAGACTTTTTCCAGAGTGTGTATCAGCCGTATCAGGAATCAATAGTGGGCACCAACACGGCCCTGCTACCTACCATAGAGAGGGTGGCCGGTCGAACCTTGGAAGCAAATGCCAGGGACATGGTGTCTAACGAAAACTTAAAGCAGATGTTCCGTGGATCTATTGGTGGTGTTAACGTACACACCGAAGGTGCCATGGCTAATCTCAGGAATGAGTTGGCTAATGTTCCAACTACTGAGGAACGTGTGGGCCAGGCCCTCACATCTGTTGAGAAACAATTTAGTGAAGCAGGCAAGCAGCTTACTGCTGACTTTGCCTCTCGTGGACAGGCCGTTACACAGGCCAGTAAGAGGGATCTTGCTTTTCAGAAAGCTACAGCTAAAGCCGGTGCTGCCGGTGCTGCAGCCGAAGCTGCCAGAGGTGAAAGACTCCGGGCTGCTCAAGCTGGAGTGGGTGCTGAGCTTCAGAAGACTGAGTCCGATGTACGTACAAGACAGCAAGAGACAGCCTCTCTCGTTGCCCTGCAGAATGCACAACAGGCTGGTCTGGCACTACCTCAGGTAGGTGGTGTGCAGCAGACAACTGGTTTCGAAGGTGCTGGTGTAACAGCCGGGCTGACACAGGCCGGTGCTGAGCAATCATTTGGAACAAGGCAGAAACAAGATGCCGTCACCCAGGTACAGCAGGGTGTCAAGGCCCCGGCCCTAACAGCCGGAGCAACTGGTGAAGCCCCCGTTGAAGGTGGTGCTGGTGTACAGGGAACTGCTGCTCGTGATGAATCTGGTGCTCTGATAACTGCAGGCTCTGCTGGTGCAACTATGAATGCAGGCCGTCCGTTAATCCAATCTTCAACCGGTGCCATGGCCGGTGTTATCAAAAGCATGTTTGGTGGCACAAGCCCTCGATAGCCGGAACCCAGACAACAACTGGGAGTCCGTTTCAAGAGGGTTCCGGTGGATTTCAGCAAGGTAGTGGATTCACTCCAGTAGAAGGAGGTATACTTGATCCTGCTGAAATTGAGAGGAGACGGATAGAACAAGAACAACAGGCATACCTAAAATTCCAACAGGGTATTGCTGATGCTTTAAGAAAGAAAGGCTACCGTAGTGACAATAACTTTGGCCTGGACGGTGGTGGTGGATACGAGACAGGGGCTAACACACAGGGCCTCGACTCTGTTGACCCGGCCACGGCACATGCTGTTGCTACAGCCATAGCCAAGGGTGCACCTATGGCAAGTATACTTGGCATACCAGGATTATCTACAGGCTTACAAGCCATATCCGGCCTTGTGGCCGGTACAGTTGCACACGGAAATGTCATGGGTGGTTTAGCTCAAGCCCTTGGACTCTCTCCTGCTGTGGCTGACATGATAGGTATGGGTATGCAGAAGGGTTCCCTTACGGTACCCGGAGTCTATGGTGGTGGTTTAGCTGGCACAGACTTTGGTGGTTTTTCAGACACCTCCGGCTATGGTGGACACGGTGGTTACGGTGGTGGTGATGCTGGTATGGGTGCTGATGGATCTGCTGGTGTTGGTGGTGGTGGAGTTGGTGCTGGTCAGGGTGGAGGCCCGGCCGGTGGTAACTGCTGCTTCGTTGCTGGTACCAAGATTGCTATGGAGCACAACGGTGTCATGAACATTGAAGATGTCCGACCAGGACATATCGTGCAATCGTTTAATCTCAGATCGAAACTGTTTAACACCAGTATCGTACGAGATGTTAAGACGGTAATGAGAGCAGACTACTATGAAGTTGTGTTCAGCTCAGGTAACACACTGAAGGTTACGGATGACCATCCCATGTTCACAACCAATGGGTGGGCTTCTATTAAACCAGAAGTGACAGGTAAGAACCCACTGTATGATCAGCTCAACGAGATAACCACGTTGACTGAGAACAGCAGTGTCATGAATATGAACGGCCATTATGAGCAGATCAAATCGATCACTCGAATATCTGGCCCAATCAAAACATACACACTTGGTCAGGTGACACCGTCAAGAAACTTCTTTGCTAACGGATACCTTGCCAGTAACTATGCTTGTTAAGGAGACCATATGGCCTTAAATAAAAGAGGTGTCGGTGCAGCTCTAACTTCAATCGGACAAGGAATGGAAGACTTCCGAAAAGAAGAAGCAGAGAAACGTCGGCACGAGGAGGCTACTGCACGAGAAGAACGTCGTCTTAAAATGCAGGAGGAAGATGCTAAGCAACGACGTGAGATGAATAATCTCAAGATTCAAATGCAGAAAGCCCAATGGAACAACGAACAACTGATGAAGGCAGCTGCCACATCTGAGTATAACCCGGCAGCTATGGGTAAAGCCCTGACTCAGTATATGCCAGACGGACACGTCTGGGATTATAATGATATCAAATCCGTGAAGAACGAGGATGGATCATACAAAGAGATCGTCTTTGATATGGGTGCATACAAGTCTAAGGGTGCTGGTGTCATGGGTACTGGTGGTGTTCCTGAGAAGCAGGCATACCCTGGTGGCCTTGGTGTGAAGAAATTCGTGACGGATGATGAGAGCACGGCCCAGGAAAAGTTTGTCCGGTTTATTACAGCTACGACAAACCCGAATGCTATCATGGCAATGCAGTTGCAGGAAATGACAGCAGAGAAGAACCTGGAGAATGCTGAGAAGATTCATAAGAAACGACTGGAGACTGACCCGGACTATGCTTTGAAGTACGGACAGCAGAAAGATCTGGATGCCTTGAAGGTAGCTCAGGCCAGAGAGAATGTCGAGAAGACTAAGGCTGAGACTGCTAAGCTCAAACGTGAACCTAAGGGTACGACTACCCCGGCCCAGGCCCCGGTGTCTACATTCAAATCATTCTCTGGCAAAATGAAAAAGCAAACGGCCAAGGACGTGGACAAGGCTAAACAGTTTGCTGCTTCGTTAAATAAGTCTGGTAACTATCAGACTACTCTTGATGCAGACGATGCTGCAAGGATCATGGATATTAAGAACGATCCTAAAGCTCAGAAGCTTATCAATAGTTACCGTTCGAAGATTAAAGCTGGTGAGATGACGATTGAGGAGTTTAGTGAGAAGTTCGATGGAACGGATCTACCTCAGGAGTTCATTAACCAAATGTATACACGAGCTGAGTCCATGTCTGTCAAAGCAGACGAGGGCAGCTTCTGGGACTTTTTACCTTTCGTAGGAAAATAGGAGAAAACAAATGGCATCATTTTTAGACGATTATAATGAGCTTACCGGAGAGGGACAGGAGGGAGTGGTCGATGCCCCCGATACCGACACACCGTCGGCTACTGATTCTTCAGAGGAAGCATTACGGAATGCCCGGAAACGGGCCATGGGTTCTATGCCCAAACCGTCGAGTGACATAACCCCTGTCTTGCAGTCTACGGACAGGGTTAAGAATAGACAGCAGGTACTGGACATGTTGGATCTGGATGAGGAAGATATTCCAGATCCTCACGGTGCCATAGCTCAGGCCGGGGAGTGGATCGAAGGTGCTAACCGTGCCGTCATCTTAGGCTATGCCTCTGGTAATCTGACCATGGAGAAAGGTCGTATTGGTTACAAGATGAAACGTGGTGAGGCATCCCCGGATGACATAGCCAGGTTGAATGAGATCGATAAGACAGTTTCCCAGTACAATAAATTTTTAAAGGACAGCCCCAGTGTTGCCAAGAACTTTGGTAACCTTGCCCCGTGGATTCAAAACTCTATGGTGCAGGGTGGTAAAGGTTACTTGATTGGTGGTATAGCTGGTGGATCTTTGGCTCTTGCTGCTGGACAGCTTGGCCCTCAAGCTGCTCTACCTGAAGAAGCCGTGACCGTCCCGGCCATGACTGCTCTTGGTGGAAAGCTGGCTTCTCGATTCCTTGCTACTAAAGATATAGCTGAGGTTGAATCTGGACTGGCCTATCTCGAAATGACAGAGATGGGTATGGACAAAGATAAGGCTGGAGTTGTGGGTGACATGATTGGTACCACAGTTGGTGCCTCTGAAATTGTTGGCTTGCACTTCTTGACGAAGTTGGTTCCATCCAAAGTAAAGGGTGAGGCCCTGAAGGGTATCGTTGGCAGAGCAACTCGTAGAGTTGTGACTGAGAATGCTGTAACCAGGAATGCTGCTCGAACCACAGGTGCTATGGCTGGTGAGGCTACCGTTGAATCTGTTCAAGAGTTGACAAACAACATCGGTCAGACTGCTGCCTCGATGTACAAGTCAGAAGAAGACGAGCAAGATCTATCCCCGAAGTCTGTGAAAGAATTAGGCCAACGTATATCTGCAGGACTGTGGGATACCTGGTGGGCTACATTCCAGGGTATGGGTGTTGCCGGTGCCCCAGGCTTTGCAGCTGGAACGATCAGAGATTCAGTAGGTAACAACAAGGCCAAGGATCTTGGTGAAGGTAATGCCATCGTTGAGCCTGACAGTGATGAGAATCTATCCGGGGTTGGTGAGGCACGTAAGCCTCTCGATGAGATCCGGGATGAGAATAAAAAGAAACCCACGGTCGATGACCTGATGGGATTAAATATGTCAGACACAGATGTCACGGAAGATGGTGCAGCCCTGTCTGATAGTTTAACTGTTACACCTGAGCAGGCTAAGGTTCAGAAAGAGACTGGAGACTCTGTCAATAAGTTCCTGTCTAATATGAGACTGGATGCCAAGATGAAGGGTGACAGGATCGATGTACAGAATAACATCCGTAAGATGGACACGATCAGTGGCCTATATGAGGAAGCTGTTAAGGCTGAAGATACAGAGGAGGCTTTGGTTCTGGCTGAGCAGTATAGTCAGACGGTGTCTCAGACAAACGACAGACTCAACTCACTGATGGGTGCCAAGGGTCAGAAGCTGGCTGGTGAAGATTCAGCTGTTGATCCGAATGAACTGAACAACGTCGATATGTTCAAAGAGGAGAAGACACGACAGGCACATAACATGGTGGCCCAAGCTACCAAGGCAGCTAAGACCAAGGATGCCCTGGAAGCAATGGATCTGGCTGACACACTGCAAGATCCTAAGAACCTGCAAGCCACGTTGGTTCAGCAGGAACGTAAGATGAAGGCTACCAAACCTGAGGTTGCCAAGGTCAACCGTAAGATCACTGACATGCTGGAGATTAAAAAGTACACCTCCAGGGAGACCTACCTATCCAAACACGTGAAGATGGATAAGCTGGTCGATATCAAAAGTCAGCTCGAACACCAGCTGATGGATCAGAAAGAGGATGATCGATCCTCAACGACAGACCAGGTGATCACACAATCCACATTGGATCTTGTTAATTCAACGATTGCTGAAAAGCAGGAGTTTGATGAAACTGTTGATGAGCAGAAACGTGTTGATGCTTTGAGACGTGAGCAACAGGCCAAGGCCACAAGACAACCGGCCCCGGCCGACACACGGAAGAAAGCAGAGACTGAGACTCAGAAACGTCAGGAGGCCCTCCGTGCAGACAAAGAGAAAAGAGAGAAGATGCAGGCTACCCCTGCTAAGCTGGCTGCTGAAGCTAAGAGAAAAGCTGACCGTCCTGCTCCTACTCAGAAAGCTCCGAAAGCTATCATCGGAGATAAAAAAGTGTCAGAGTTTGATAGACGACGAGCTGAACTTAAGAAGCAGAAAGCCACAGTTGCCAAGGAAGACAAGAAACTGGCAACCTATAAACCCAAACCAAAGGCAGTCCCTGAAGCAATTAAACGTCAGCAGAGAGAAGTTGAAGCTGCTGAAAAACCTGCTCGAAGCAAGAAGGGTCAGCCGGTAAAGACCAAGGATTTGAAGGAAGACAAGACATCTGAGTACACAATCTTGACCTCCGACAATCCTGCCAGTACCGAAGTGACACCAGCTATAAATCGTAAGAACCGTATTGCCCTAAAGAAGAAGCTCGACCAGATGGATGTTGACTACGAGATGGGCACGTCTATGTTTGAAGGTGTGGCAGAGGTACCCTTTGTAATCCGTGGCCTGACCCAGGCCCAGGCAAAAGAGTTATCCAATGAATTGGGTCAGACATCTTTCATCCATGCCAAGGGTGACAAGGTTGCATTAGTTGAAGGTGGTAAAGCCAACGTGGTTAAGAGGAAAGAGATCCGTCTTGCTCCCTCAGCAACAGATTACTTTACCAAGATCGGTAAGGAGAAATTCACCATACCGTTCTATACCGATAAGTCCACAGATCTGGACGTAGAGGAGGCCCTTGCCCCTCAGGTAACCGTTAAGCAAAAGAACCTGGCTAAACAGCAGTTCCGTTCAGCCGGTATAGAGTATAAAGGAAAGGTCTATGAAGGAAAAAGCCACTTAAGTATCCTGATGGATAACCCTAAGATCCAGGATGCCCTGATCAAACTTGAGCCAAACCAGATCATACACCAAATAAAACGTGGGTTTGTATCAAAGAATGGGGAGTTCATGGATCGGTTTGATGCATCACAAGCACTGGGTATGAAGCCCTCTGAATCACTGATAAGTGAGGACTTTTTAGCACAGATAGCTGAAGGTGCTCCCGGCCGTAAGGCCCCGGCCGTTGAGAAGAAAGCCTACGTTCGTAAGGCTATCATTGAAGACACCCCCATGAACAAGACCACCCAGAAATTAATTCAGAAGTCTGGTGTTAAGGTTTCGTTGGTGGATGGTAACGAGATCAATGATCTGAAACTGCCTCAGGGTAGCAAGGATCTTATTAGAGTTGCCAATGGTGTGTACCGTTCAGGTACCAATGAGATCATGATGAACGTGGACAACCTGGCTGGACTAAGCCCCAGGCAGATCCAGAGTTCCATAGCTCACGAGGCCCTGCACTCGAACATCTATAAGGGTCTGAGAGAAGTTAACCCGGATAAGTTCCGTCGATCCATGAGGACGTTGTCCAACTGGTGGGCAGACACAAGCTTGAATGTCGATCCTATTATATTGAGTAGGTCAGACAGACGTGTCCAGGGATTCTGGGGAGTTATGAACGATGCTGTACAGTCTATGGATGCAGCTACGACAGCCATGGAGAATGGTCAAGCCTATGCCAAGCAGAATCTGGATAGGGCTATGGCTAAGATGGAGGAGGCTCTGACGTATCCCTTCACATCACCCACGGTTGCTAAGTTCCTGAACAACGTGAAGCTCGATCAGGCTTACATGGACAAGGGTATCAAGTCTATGTGGGATTGGTTTGTGGATCACATGCTGAAGTTCCTTGATCTTAAAGTCAAAACCGGTAGCTCACTTGAGAGCTTACGGTCAATAGCCAACAGCACATTAGAGCTGAAGGCTGATACAGCAGATGTCCGGTTTGCAAAAGAGGACACCAGCTTTGACTTTGGTGAGAACGTCAACAGGTTTACGGTAGAGAAATGGGTAGGTGACCTTGATGCTGAAGCTACCAATGCTGTACCGTCAGTTGTTGTTGGAACCACAGAGGAGGCTGAGGCACTGGTAGGCTATAAGATTGGTGACAACGTGCCGTCTGTGTGGATAGATGAGCACACAACAACGGAAACAGTTTATGGTAAGGGTAAGGCAGGCAAGAAGGTTAAGACTGTCGTCCCGGCTAAGGTTATATTCATAGCTGAGAACATTAATTCCCAAGATCATTTACTTTCCAAGTGGATGCACGAACACGTAGGGCACCAGGGATTACGTAACACCTTTCCTAATAATGCTCTGCTAACGAGATTCCTTGACCAGGCATTCAGCCTGTTTCAATCTAAGGATATTGACACACTGAACGAAATCATTGAGCTGTATGATATTGGTAAGCTTGATGAGAAGGGCAACCGTAAGCTGACGAAGGTAGACAAACGACTGGCAGCTGAGGAGGTTATTGCCCGGAGAGCTGAGAAACTTAAGAGGGAAACTAAGACTGGGTTGATAGCCAAGTTTAAGAAGTTCGTTAAACGGTGGTTGCCTAAGTCGTTCCTTGCCAAGAAGATGGCACCCTTTAAGATGTCAGACACGGATGTTATGAACGTCCTTGAGATGTCTAAGGCCAACGTCATGACGAGTGACACCCAGGCCGGTACCTTCTTACAGCAGGCCCTCGATGCACGTGCTCCTAAGTTCCCGTTCAAGGGATGGAAGACACTGCCTGACTTTCAGTTCAGTGATAATACGTACATGAAATGGATAGAGGAAGTGGAGAAGGAAGCTCCGAACGTACGGAAGTGGTATGAGAAACACCAAGATACCCTTCGTGAATACTTTGGTAAGGATGCTGACCTCTTTAATATCCTGCTATCTGTAACCTCTCCCCAGGCCGACGTTAACACGAACGTCATCTTTGCTGCTCAGACCTATGCTTACCTGATGGGTCAGGCTGAGAAGCCGGGTGCCTTGTTTGCCAACAAGCTGAAGAAACAGATCGATGAGCACTGGACAACACCAGAGTCTATGTTCAAGAACCTTGAGTCCATTAACTTCAAGGTGACTGAGTTCGTACGTGGACTGAACGGTGACCCGGATGCTACCGTCGGTGACCTCTGGATGTTTAGAGCTTTCTTTGGTGATGCTGCTGTGTATGACAAGGAAGCTGAGTCATATTCCAAACCCATGGTTGTAGCCATGAGGCAGAAGATCCATGATCTTGCTGCCAAGATGTCAGCCAAGACAGGTGAGACGTACACACCTCGTGAGATACAGGCTGCTATCTGGATTAACATCAATGCCAAGTCTAATGGTATTCGTTTCGATGAGGTGGCTGATTACCAGTCAGGTTTTAATAAACCCTCTGCTCGATTCGATGGTAAGTCTCCGTTGGAATGGCTGAAGTCAATCATACCTAATCTATCTGATGGTCAACTGTCAGAGAAGTTAGGAATCACTGAAGTACCCATGGCCCCGATTAGCCCGTTGGCTAAGCAAAGGCTGATTCAGGTACGGAACGAGTTGAAAGCCCAGGGAAGAAAGATAAATAAGTTTATCGTGGATGAAGACGGTACGATTCACACCTCCTTTAAGGACGTGGACGAAGGAACCCTCAACATCATCGATGCTATCGAACAGGGTGGACGACGAGTTGTTGTGCCGGAGGATGCTGCCGACTGGTACCGTGAGACATTTGGTTTCAGGGAAGTCTCTACCGATAAGGGACAGACTACCATGAAGCTATCCGACGATGCTGTGAACGTGTATACGAACCCGAAGGGGAAGATCACGGCTACTCAAATCCGTCAGAATCTTGGTGGGTTTAGTGGCACATACACCAGAGTTGCACGGTTTAGTAAAGAGGCCAAGAGTAACCTGGACAAGATAGCCAAGCTATCCCAGGAGGACAAGAACAAGTTGGATGCAGAACATATGAAGTCAGGTACTATCAATGACAAGAGAACTGTTATTGGTAAGATCCACGAGTGGAGAGAACAAGCTGGATTGAACGTGGATCGATTCATAGCTGCACTGGAGCAAGAGTTCCTTGACACCTTTGGTGGCCGTAAGACACGTGCCCTTTTCTTTGGCACACGTAAGCAAGGCTACAAAGTGAACACGTCAGACACCATGCTCCTGAGAAAAGCAATGAACCTTTACATTGACTCTGGTGCCCAGATGGACAAGGTCGATGGTTATATCAGAGAGTTGTCGGCCAAGGGTCTTAAGAACCTGACCGGCTCAGAGTTCGAGCAGCTGAAGATCATGCAGAGAATGAAGAACATGACTGAGGAAGAAATGTCGTGGGCCGATAGCAACATCCGGCCGTACTATCAGGACTTCCTGGAGTTTGCAAAAGAACATCAGATCATCGATAGTGAAGTTGCCAACTATGTCAAGAGGTCTTGGAAGTTGCCGAAGGAACTTGAAGGTTCAACTGTT